AGCAGTATAAGGCGACGAAGTACAGCCGGAAATTCCTTGCGGAGCATGAGGCCGACCTTGAACTGTACCGGGCTGCACAAGCGGAAATGCGCTCTCTGCTGGGCGGGGCGAAGCTCCCTAAAATGGATGTGCTGAAGGAGGAAGGCCGCAAGCTCACAGCAAAGAAAAAACAGCTCTATGGAGAATACCAGAAGGCACGACGGGATATGCAGGAGATCGTCACAATCAAGGCGAACATTGACACTCTGATGGGCTACACCGAGCCGGGAAGAAAGCAGGAAAAGGAGCGTTAAGGTTATGAAAATAAGGAGCAAAGCGACGCTGACACTTCGGGCCATGTTGGCCCGAAGATATGGGTTTGGGGCGAGCCCCAACAAGCAGCCTTTGTGCCACTTGTGGCCACAGAGGCATTGCTTGCCATTTAGCTATTTAGCAATATACTGCAAAAAAGATTATTGAGTTTATACAACATCTATTGTTTTACGCAATACCTCCTTAAAATATCTATATTAAGAAAATTCGCCACAAATTTTCGGTGATTTATCAATCGCTTTTCGAGTTTTTATATGTTTATGCAAAAAGAATGATATTTTTTTTATATCAACAAGTTCTCTTTCTTTTTATCGTTTTAACTCAAACATCAAAACACAAAACTTGAATACCCGGTTTTTATATCAGAAAAATATACGATATATGTTGATAATTAACAATTTATTAAGTTTTATTTACCATTTTTAGATTATATTGCATATATAGGGATTCTGTGGTATACTACAGTTAGTTATAAAAAGCTCATAACCGATTAGTAAAGGGAGGGATACCATTGGGGCTATAGAGGAGGAGAATTTGAGAGAATAGTGCCTTACATAATGGTGGGCGCTAAAAAATCTGAGTTTGTTACTATGGTAAAGTCTCAAGGAGGTCATTTATGAAGAAAGGTTTGAAAAAGGCATTGGGTCTGTTGGTAGCGCTGAGTCTCATGGTAGTTGGTAGCGCATTTAGTGCTCTTGCTGCTGATTCTCCAGAACAGAGACAAACATTCAGTGTCGATCTGAATAATTTTGACGAAAGCCAGCCCTATTCGGAAACATTACATTTCGAGAAGGACGGTCAGCCGGTAACAGTGACACTTAGCTATACGCCTCCTTTAACTCGTGATCCTGCTACTGAAGGAACGTGGAAATCGGATGCATTTTGGGGTGTCGCAGGTATGGATTACAGATTTGACTTATCAAAGAGTGGTAGCCAGTGGAAAATTTCTAATGCACGTGATTTAAATACCTACTGTGTTGGCGGAACGGTTGAAGATGAAAGTTTAGCCATTGGCCGTGCAACATCTACCTCAAGCAAAGCGGCCGAAGTGACTGGCTCTATGAGAGCAAATGTAGTCGGCGGAGTAGGAACACTTTCTTTCGCTTTAAGAACGGAAGTTTTTAATGGAGAAGTTTCTACCGTATTAAATTAAGAATAATATAAGTAGAGTCCTATTCAAAAAGGTGTTGATGTAAATATGTCGGCAATGTCTATATTTTTTCTAGTTGTATGCTCCGTCCTTGGACTTGGTGTTTTATACTGTATAGCTCGAATTATAGGATGGCTATTCAATCAGATAAAAAATAATGCTGATTAAGTGAAAGCAATTATACAATTTAAAAGGGTTGTTGCAAAGAGAAAAGTAATGTTCTGTATATGGTAGATTTAATAATTGACATATACTATATATAGTAAATTGAGTCTGTTTTGTAACAACCTTTTTAAAAGAAAATTTTTAGTAACAATTAGATAGAGTAGAGGTACGTTAACCATTAACATATCCTCTACTCTATTTTTTTATTTTTGCCTCCTATCTACGACAAATTTTGCAAAAAATACATTATATGATAATAAAAGAACTACGAGATTTTTACGCGGAGGTTGCTAATAACATGAGTTAGATTATTGAGAAAAAATAGATGAAGCAACGCCCCTTTTGCTTTACCTCCTCCTAGATGGGAGGAGTTTTATTCCAATTTAAACTTTTTTAAGGCTCAAACAAGCTGTTATTTGTTTGAGCTTTTTTTATGTTCGACACCTTATTTCAGGATTTGCTATCGAAACAGAGCCAGTCTTGAGATAAGCTGTCGAGGCTTTTTTAGAACGAGTAGCCATCTTTACTATTTTATAGATTTTTCACTGTTATTTTTTGAAAATTTCAGAAATTTCAGCCTACATATACGCTCCCCGCCGCTTCTGTTTTGTTGTCCATCCATCACAAAACAAAGCGGAGGTTCAATATGGCTATTATAAATTTACGGGACTATTACCCTTTTTATACGTCAGACTACTTTATGGAAGTACCAGAAGATGTTGTTGAAATGTTCAAGGAGTTTGACCGGAAGGAAGCCGCTTACCGTCTGCGTACATACCGGCACAAAGCCTATTACTCCCTGGATCGGAATGATGGAATTGAGCATGAGGCGCTTTTCGTTGCGTTCTCTCCCTATGAACTGTATGAGCGTAAAGTGACGATACAAGAACTCTATACCGCCATCTCACGACTGCCCGACAAACAGGCAAAGCGCATTTACGCTCATTTCATTCTCGGCTTGACGAAACAAGACATTGCCCGGGCCGAGGGTGTGGATGAAAAGGTCGTGCGGCTCGCCATTGAGCGCGGCCTTCGGAACTTGGAAAAAATTTTAAAAAAATTTTTATAAGGTGTACCGATTTCGCCTCAAAAATGAAATGGCTTATGAGAGGCAGTCAAAGCCTCGGGCCACATTGGCCCGAAGCGGGACACGCCTCACGCAGATTGAAAACTGAATAAAAGATAGACGGATACGAAGGGTGCTTGTGTCCAGTGACAGGCCCGCCATGACCTCTATTTTTACACTAGAGAGAGCGACCAGGCCCATGCCGTAGGCAGACTGTGGCAGGTCTGCCGGACAAAACACAAAACCCGGATACTTGCGATTAGTCACAATCCGAGCGTGCAGCGGTGTTGCGAACCGTGAGCCGTCGCAGGTAATGAGATCGCCTTGCCATCAGAATGGGGAGAGCTGAAATGCTATGGGACAAAAAGCCAACTGTCCGTCCGGTCTATCTGAAAAAACTTTCTAACCTGTGGGGCCCTTCCTCTATTACTGTCTGATGATAGGGCAACCGTTCTGGCTGGGCCCCATATTTTTCTATGAACAGGAGAATTTTATGAAGGAAAATATATCTAGTCCAGAATTAACGCTGAATATATGGAGTAATGACGCCTGCCGGGGCTATGTGATTATGGCCATGCAGGACTGTGGATTCACCCATAAAGATATTAGCCGTGTAGTAAATCAGCTTTATGGAGTGTTTGACTTATACACACTCAACGAGGCTGAACAGAAATATTATAACGGCGATTATTAGCTTCGGGCCAACGTGGCCCGAGGCTGGGGAAAGCTCAAAGGGCAGTTCCTTCCAGGGAGCCGCTTTTTTAGGTTTCCCCAGCAGACAAGAGGGAAGCTGGCCGCTGTTCATCCGTACTGAAAAGTGGAGGTTTTCGATGGTTCAATCTGTTACATACCAAAGCGAAAAACAATCCGTATATTTTCAAGGGAAACTTATCGTATTGGAAAATCTAATTCCGGTACTATCCCCGGATGAAAAGAACAAGCGAAAAAGAGAAATCGAAAATCACTTATATGATGTGTTCAGTAAATACACGGACAGATTTTACTAATCAACCGCAACATTGTTGTCCGGGGCTGCCTATGGTATAATATAATTGTAAGGTTGGTAGCTCCATTCCATACGGAAGGAGCCCAATATGGACATTATCAGAGAAGATTGTATATACGCGAGACAGTCGGTAGACCGTAAGGACAGTATCAGCATTGAAAGCCAGATTGATTTTTGTAAGTATGAGCTGAAAGGCGGAAGCTGTAAAGTATTCAAGGATAAAGGCTATTCCGGGAAGAATACGGACAGGCCGGAGTTTCAAAAGCTGTTAGGAGAAATCCGAAAGGGCCGGGTGCGGCGGGTAATCGTTTATAAGCTGGACAGAATCAGCCGTTCCATTCTGGACTTTGCAAACATGATGGAGCTGTTCCAGGAATATGACGTGGAGTTTGTTTCGTCCACAGAAAAGTTCGACACCTCAACCCCAATGGGGCGGGCCATGCTGAATATTTGTATCGTATTCGCACAGCTTGAACGTGAGACAATCCAGAAACGCGTCACGGACGCTTACTACTCCCGGTGCCTGAAAGGTTTTCACATGAGCGGACAGGCCCCCTATGGTTATCAGTTGGAGCCGACAGTGGTTGAAGGTATCCGCACAAAAAAGATGGTGGCAGACCCCGAAACTTCCCAATATGTAAAGCTCATGTTTGAAATGTATTCCGAGCCGGAAACGTCTTTTGGTGACATTACACGGTACTTTGAGGAACAGAACATCAAAGTTTACGGTAAATCGCTATTCCGTACCTTTATTTCACAGCTTTTAAGAAATCCTGTTTACGCACAAGCAGATTTAGAACTCTACGAATTTTTTAAAAGCCAGGGGGCGGCTATTGTCAATGACGCTTCCGATTTTGCCGGAACCAATGGCTGTTATCTCTATCAGGGCCGGGACGTGAAGGAGGATAAAGACAGGAGCCTGAAAGACCAGATACTTGTAATCGCTCCACATGAAGCGCTCATACCGTCTGATGTATGGCTGAAATGCAGGAAGAAGCTAATGACAAATAAGAGTTTTCAACAAGGACGTAAGCCGAAAAATACATGGCTTGCCGGAAAAGTTAAATGCGGGTGTTGCGGATATGCCTTAAAGGCAACACACGTTCCGAACAGCGAAGGCTATTTTCGCTGTAGTAAACGGACTGAAAATAAAGGCTGCCCGGGCTGTGGTAAAATCCGTAAATCTGAATTTGAGGAATTTATTTTCAGTGCTATGCGGGCGAGATTTAAAAATTTTCAAGTCCGCCATAGCCGGGAGGAAAAAGTCAATCCCAAACTGACCGCCCATCAAATTGAACTGGCGCAAGTTGAAGCCGAGATTGAAAAACTACTTGATACGCTAACCGGAGCCAACGCAACACTTCTTGCCTATGCTAACAAAAAAATTGAAGAACTGGACACTCGCCGCCAGACCATTTCAAAGGAGATTGCGGAAATGTCCATTGAAACAATGTCACCCCAAAAGGAGCAGGAACTCTCTTATTACCTCGACCATTGGGACAGCATTGAATTTGACGACAAAAGGAAAGCCGTTGACGGCCTGATTATTTCAATCAGCGCAACTAGCGACCACGTTCAAGTAGAGTGGAAAATCTAAGCTCTAACTTCTGGATTATCCCACTCTACTTACTTTCAAATCTATCTTTTCTTTTTAATCTTGTTTGTACCCCTTGTACACCGTTGCTTACATTCTTTCAGGTACGGGCACTCTGTGCAGTCACTTTTTTTAAATAATGCATCACACCGATCATTGTGCTCATCGTAGCGGAATGTATATGGACTTTTGTGATGAATGCACTCCAACAGTTCGTGTCCATCTTTGCTAAAAATAAACTCTGCAAAAATATCAGCAGGTTTTACTCCGGTAAAATTTGTAGTGATAAGCCGTATTCCATGTTTCGCAGCTTCAGCAACATTGAGTTCACTTCCATAGGCTCCATCGGCAACCATTAGGACATCTTGTTCATATATCGGTTCCTTAGATAAATGGTCTTTCATAAATTGACTGTCACCGTATATGTTTTGTTCGTATGCATAATCGGTAATTAAGCTTTTATTTTCCCCTACGGTTTCTACAAGATTAGCTACGTATCCTAAATGTTTGCCCCCAGCTTTTCTTCGAAATGTGGCTTCAGGATCAGATGGATTTAACAATACCTTTGATGGATCTTCTTTTTCCTTTTTCTCGCGCAATCTGCGAGTTCCATCATCATTGAAAATCGTTTGCTCTTTAAGCAAGCGTATCAATAATTGATATTCACTAGTATCATCGAAGTCTCCTTCGCAGAGTTGCAGTAGTTTTTCAGCATCGTGCATTACAACAATGGTTCTTTCATTAGCATCCAGTTCGCGTTGGTGGTAAATAAACGCATTATAATCATCTTTTTCAGCATAATGCTTATTGTTATCTGGTAAAGCTACTCCTCTGCTAACCATGACTTTTGCTAAATTTGAAGTGCAAGTATAAAACAGTTCTAATAAAGACAGATTTCGGATATTTGCTGCGATCATCATGCTGTCCATTCTTTGCATAGATGGGGTAAGTTTCATGAATTCAGCAATTTCCTTTGCTAAAGAGATGATACACATATGAATCAGATCAATGCCCGTCTCTGTTTCGTAGGCAAGACATCTTGCGCGAAATCTGCTTAAGGTTCGATCGCTTAACGGCTGTTCTTCAAAACTTGTGGTATGAAGAGCATACTGATATCGAATATCAAACATTAAAGATTCAACAAGTTCATCATCACTATCACCAAGTGCTTCTTTAAGAATCAAAGCGCCAACAATTACATTTACAGGTGTATTTGGACGAGAAGCATTACTGCTATATAATACAGAAAAAATTTCTTCGTTTATAGACGGAAAAATCTTATCTGCAAAAGTTTTTGCCCATGATTTTTCAAGAAACTTGCGTTCTCTTTCAGTCAGATTAAATGTGCTATCTATCAATGAAAGCTGCTGACTATTATTTGAAACAAAAGCCATATGAACCACCTCGATATTTGATATTTATATTTTATCAAAAGTTCGGAAGGATTGATGTATCGTGTTAAATTTTCAAGGTACAAATTTATATCAAAGGTCTGTGACCTTTTGACACCCTAATCTTAATAGAAAAGGAACAGCCGACAATATGCGCCTTTGCCGGATCAAGTGCTGCCTTGTCCTCATCACGAAACGGATCGTCCGGCGCAGTCTCAAAGTCAAATGCCACCAGCGGACTGTTGCCGATATATTCTTTAATACCGTCCACGGCGGTCACACATTTATATTCTGTATTCATGTATATTCTCCTATGGGAATAACCCGGAGAGCTTCGCACCCTCCGGGCATTTCGGTCTATTTCGTATTTTTCTGCTTACTTCAAAGGTTCAATAATCTCACCGGTCTCAGGGTCAACCAACGGCTCATCATTGATAAGGGATGCCGGAGTCAGGTTTGCCGCATATGCTTTGACCGTATCCGTTACCCCTGCCACCGCCGCACGCTCTTCAGCGGACAGCATACGCACAAAACCGAATACCGCCTGGGAGAATGCAATGCCTGATGCATTGGTCGCTTTCTTCAGCGTGATTTTGGTTACCACCTGGTTCAGTTTGCGTCCACGGGAAAGCTGACTCTTCACATAGTTCGTGAAGGATTTCAGTGACCCGGTCGGCAGGGAAGTGGTGATCGGGAACAACTCACCCTCGCGCAGAATGTATAGCATACGCTTGTTCTTGCACAGCTTGCTCTGCCCATCGCCACTGCCGAACTTGTTGTACGGGCAGTTCTGGCAATCCCCGCCAGGATTTCCAATTCCGTTTACCCCGTCAAAAGAGCCGCAGTCTGGAGGATTATTTCCGCCGGTATATTTGTCGTGATAATAAGCATAGGCAGGATGGTTATATACAATGACTCCGGTGATGTCTTTCGCCATCTCGGAATCTTCGCCCTCGGCAGACGGAATCTCAAATGCCGTACCGCCGCCCGCAGGCAGCTTCACACGGTCAAAGGAAAATTCCAGTCCCTGGCAATCATCTGCCAAAGCCTCGTTCAGTACATTCTGATTTGCAAGTACAGCGAACCCTTCGTTCACTGCGATTTCTGTATTCTTATCTGACATGATCTATGTCCTCCTGTAAAATGATTTGTGATTTGCGTTGTTGCAGCGTGCTTCGCACACTTACGATTTGCGGATACCGACCGACACTTTTTCATAAGTGCTGACGGTTTCGCTAAGCCATGTGGGAACTTCCTCGCCGGTGATTTCCCGCTGCTCCTTTATGAAGGATGCGAGGGTGTTTGCGTTGACCGTTTCCGTAACCAGGCTGCCATATCCGTTTTCCTTTAGAGCCTGCATCATCTCATCCTTGCGGCCTGCTGCCGGGGATGCAAACAATCTGCTCTTCAAGTAAAATGTGCTGCCGTTTCTGGAAAAGCGGTCAAGTTCGGCTTCTGTCATGGCATCAGAGAGCTGAAGGTCAAGCTCCGTAATCTCTGCGCCCAGAGCCTTGGTCTGCGCTTCGAGGTCTTTCTTCTGTTCCTGCAGAGTCTTGAGCCTGTCAGCCATTTCAAAAATTTTTGTATTTTCCATCGGTGACTACCTCCTTTCACTTACTACCGAAAAATTCAACCTCCTCGGAGTTTTCAGCTTTTGAATGGATTTTTTCCTTGGCGGTAATCATCGACCAGCATTTTTGCCAGGTTGATTTTCTTTCTCAGTGCATACAGCACCTTGCGGTCAACCGTATCCTTGCAGACGAGATAGATATAATGACAATTTTCTGTCTGCCCGGCTCTGTGAATACGAGCCTTTGCCTGTTCAAAATTCGACATTGAATAATCAAGCGAGTAAAAGATCATGGTGCTTGCTGCAGTCAGCGTAATGCCCAGTCCTGCTGCCGCAATCTGCCCCACAAATACACGGCACTTTGCGTCATACTGAAAACGGTGAATTTCGCTGTCACGATCTTTTACACCGCCGCGCACAACAGCGTAGCCGATTTTCTTCTTTTCAAGAAGCTCCTGGATATCGTCCAGCTCCGGCACAAAGCGTGCCATAATAACGAGCTTTTTGTCTTCTGCCATCGCAGTGTCGATAATATCCGAGAGAGCATCCAGCTTGGCGTGGCTTACTGTATTTACCACGCTGTCATCATCCGTCAGGTGCCCGCCTGTGATTTGTGACAAGCGGAGCATCCTGGTAAGAATATTTGCAGTCGTAACTTCGGAATCGTCCATTTCCACATAGCTGTCCGATTCGATGCTTTCATAGAGCTTTGCCGCATCCTTCTCTAATTCCACGGTACGCACTTCTTCGGTGATAGCAGGGAGGTCAAGGCACTCCGCTTTCGTTACACGAAACGCAATCGAATGGAGCTTCCGCAGAAAATCATCGGTCATCCATTTACGGAAGATCGGTGTGTGATTGCCGTAGCCACCCATATCAAAATACTGATTGCGGAAGGCATAAAACGATGTGCCGAATATCTGCGGATTGAGAAAACGGTACTGAGAGAACACATCCAGTTCACGATTTGTAATGACCGTACCCGTAAGTAACAGCTTGTAACGAGCCTTATCTCCGATATGCTGCATTCCCTGACTCTGTTTGGAGCGGTTTTCCTTCAGCTTGTGCGCTTCATCCGTAATCACTAGATCAGCGTTATATGTAATCAGCTCCTTTTCCAATCGCCAGGCACTCTCGTAATTCACTACTACAATCTGCAATCCCTTGCCA